TCTGATGTAGTAGCTCAATTAAAGCAAACAACTAGCGATTTGCAGAATTTACAAACTGAGTTAGCAAATTATATAACTTCTTACGATTTACAAACAAGTCCAACCACAACAACTTTCCAAGGATTTACTATTAATGTTATTCCTGAAGAAGTATCGTCAAATATAGCCCACCCTCGTAGAAGGGGAATTGCTTTAGATCAATCAGGCCAACTTGTAGTTCAATCAGATCTTACTTTTGCAACTGATACTCAAGTGATTATAGCTGAGGTGCAACAAAAGTTAGTGTCTTTAAAATTAGCTAAACCAAATTTTGGAGCAGCTGATGCAACAAGCTTAGCTATAATAAATACATCTTTAGGATTTTTAGACACAAACGATATCCAACAAAACGATCTAAATCTACCAGTAACTTCTATAGATGCACCAGACAACTTAGATGAAAATAGTGGATTAGGATTGAATGCATTTGTAAATAATCTAAAAGGTGGTAAAACACTAAGAAGAAGAACAAGAGCTGCTCTTGCTAACGCAAGTCAAAATCTACAATCTCAGGTAACAAGTGAAAAACTAGCTGCAAGACAGTCAATAACCGGATCAACCGGATAAAAACAAATAGTTAAAATATTTATAAACATATGGCAAAATTAGATTTACTAAGAAAATTAATCCGCGAGGAAGTCAGAGGTGTCTTCCAAGAGGAGCTTGCTGGTATCTTAAAAGAAGCTATTATAGCTAATAAGGGTAGTAAAACTATAGTAGAATCAGCACAACCAAGACCAGTAACACCTGGAACTTTAAATAGACAAGTTGCAAGACCTATTGCACCAATACTAAATCCTGGAAACCCTTTAAACAGCCTACTTGCAGATACAGCTAGGTCAATGACATCAGATGATTTTGCAGGATTTGGAAATAATCCAATCGAAAAAGATATTCCAATTGTAGAATCAGTAGGAGATATGTTTGCAAACTCAAGAAAGAGTTCAAACCTAGAAGCTATTGAAATAAACGCTGTACCAGATTTTACAGCATTAATGAGTAAGATGAAAGCAAACGGTGAAATTTAATGGCGTACGGCTTAAAAAATATTAATGTATTAGATTTAAGACCTTCAACCGGGATTGGAGTTGCTATTCCTTTTAGTACTCCTGCTGTATTTCAAACCGTGTACACAACAAAGGAACAACTAAAATATAACTTAATTAACTTTTTGTTGACTGATAAGCGTGAAAGAATATTTAATGCAACTTTTGGTGGTGATATAAGAAAGCAGTTGTTTGAACAAATTACAATGGATACCCTTGATAATTTAGATACTCATATAAGAAGCGGGATAGCTTATTACTTTCCAAATGTAATAATTACTAAATTAACTTTTGGAGGTAATCTTACACAAAATGAACTGATAGTAAACTTTTCTTATAGAATAAACAACACAGGAGAATCCGACAACGTAATATTAAACTTAAATGGCCAATAAAAATATAACATATTTAAATAAAGATTTCAACTCATTTAGAGAGTCGTTAATTCAGTATGCGCAAGCATACTATCCAACATCTTATAACGATTTTTCAACCTCATCTCCTGGAACCATGTTTATTGAAATGGCTTCTTATGTGGGAGATGTTTTATCGTTTTATTTAGATAATCAAGTTCAAGAAAATTTTTTAGAGTACGCAAAGCAAACTAATAATCTATACACTCTAGCTTATATGTTTGGTTACCGACCAAAGGTAACATCAGCAGCTATCGTTGATTTAGACGTATATCAACAACTACCAGCTTCTGGTGCTAACTATGCCCCTGATTTTAATTATGCAATGATTGTTTCAGATGGGCTACAAGTAAAATCAAATATTAACGGTTCAAACTACTTTTATACTCCAAATATAGTTAACTTCAACATATCATCCTCAATAAATCCAACCGACGTTTCTGTTTATACAACAGTAGGAGGTAATCCAAATACCTACCTATTACATAAAAAAACTCAAGCAATATCAGGCCAGGTAAAAACCACAACCCTTACTTTTGGAGCTGCTCAACGATTTCCTATTCAAACTATCCAAGATACTAACATAATTGAAATTTTAAATGTAGTCGATAGTAACGGAAACACTTGGTATGAGGTACCTTATTTAGCTCAAAATTACATTTTAAAATCCGTACAAAATACGGCTGCTAATTACCCTCAACTGTATCAACAAGCTAATCAAGTTCCTTATATTATAGAAAGACAGTACGTAAATAATAGATTTGTTTCTAGGTTTACTACCAACTCTACCTTGGAATTGGAATTTGGAGCAGGTGTACAGGCAGTATCAGGAACACTTCCTAATCCTTTTAATGTAGGTATTGGAACTGCGAATGGACTTAATTTACTAAATACGGCTTTTGATCCTACTAACTTTGTTGTTAATAATTCATACGGAGTAGCACCTGTAAACACTACTTTGACAGTTACTTATTTAGTTGGTGGTGGAGCTACAGCAAATGTGAATACAAACGAATTAACACAGATTGTATCAAGTAATGTAACCTTTCCTAATCCAACTAACCCAACGCTACAGAATACAATTCAAAGCACCCTAGCAGTCAACAATACTACACCAGCAGTTGGTGGTGGTGATGGAGATACTGCAGATGGTATTAGATTAAACACTTTAGCTGCCTTTCCTTCTCAAATGAGAGCTGTAACACAGCAAGATTATCTTGGAACAGTATTGGGCATGCCTTCTAAGTTTGGTCAAGTTGCAAAAGCATATGTTACCAAAGATAATGCTATATTTGCACAATATGTAGCTGGTGAACCAGGTGAAAATAATCCTTTAGCTACTTCAATCTATCTATTAACTTATAATACTGATGGATCTTTCACAGTACCTGGAACAGCTTTAGTACAAAACATTCAAACTTATTTGAATGATTATAGGATGTTAACTGATACTATCTTACTGAAGCCTGCTTATATTATTAATATACAAGTGAGTTTTAATATTATAACATTACCTAATTATACTCCTAGAGCTGTTTTAGCTTCTTGTATAACTACTTTACAAGTTTATTTTTCTAGGCAAAACTGGCAAATCAATCAACCCATCATACTATCAGACATATACTCAACTTTAGATCAAGTAGCAGGTGTGCAAACAGTACAGTCAGTTACCATAACAAACATAGCTGGCACCTCAGCAGGTTATTCACCTTATAGTTACGATATTTCGGCAGCAACATTAAATAACGTTATTTATCCTTCTTTAGATCCTAGCATTTTCGAAGTTAAATACCCTAATACAGATATTCAAGGACGTGTAGTAACAATGTAACAATATGGCAGTATATAATATTTTTGCATCAGCAGATGCTTCGCTTTATTCTCTTTACCCTACACAAAATACGGGTAGAGATCCTATATTAGAAGTAGCAGTGAGAAATTCTCAAGTTGGTGTAGGATTTCTTGGACGAGTTCCGTTAACTCAAAATCCATACTATAGCTACGAATTATCTCAAAATGCTGATTATAGTGATACACAGTTCTTTTTTCCTACGACAGATATAAGAAGGTCTATACTGCAATTTTCACAAGCTGATGTATCAACTTTATACACTTTTGCAAGTCAATCTGTAAGTGGAGCATGGTCTGCAAGCTTGCAATTATTTTTAGCTGATGCTTCAAATCTGAACACAACATATTCTTTAGAAGCTCATGCTGTAACTGAATCTTGGTCAATGGGTACAGGAATGTATATGAATACTCCACCAGTAACAAACGGTGTTAGTTGGATATACACAGGACCTTCGGGTAGCTCAACAGCCTGGACTAATCCTGGTGGTGATTATAGTACTAGCTTAAGCAGTAGTCAATATTTTGATTATATGGCTAGTAAAGATGTTAATATGGACATTACTAATATTGTAAATGCTTGGTTTAGCGGATCAACAAATGGCAATTATAGTGTACTGGTAAAACATCCTAATAGCATAGAGCAAAATTCTGGATCTTTTGTACAGTTGAAGTATTTTTCCGTAGACACACATACAATATACCCCCCTACAATCCAGTTTAAGTGGAAAGATGCTTATTACTATCCTGCAGCAAACCCTAGCTACGTGCTAGATGATGAAATCACCATAACTCTCATGAATAATCCTGGCCAATTTAAACAAGGTCAAGTTTATAAAATGAGAACCTCAGTGAGAGAAACCTACCCTGCAAGACAGTTCACAACTCAATCAGTTTATTTAAATGCATTATACCTATCAGAACAAACCTGCTGGGCTTTGCAGGATGTAAAAACAGAAGAAATGATAGTTGATTTTGATCCTGTTTATACAGCTTTAAGTGCTGATAGTATAAGTAATTATTTTACTTTATATACAAGCGGGTTGGAAGTTAATAGATATTATCGTATATTAATAAAGACAAACATATATTCTACCACCTACGGTCCACTATCAACCTACAACAACCAACAATCAATATACAATGCTCTGTCTCTATATGGACCAACTAACTTAGCACTACTACCTGCAGAAACAGTAATTTATAGTGGTGAAAATTTAGTATTTAAAATAGTAGAATAAGATGTCACAGCAAAAAATTAATCTAGTAAAAGAAGTATATGGACGTAACACTTATACAAGGGTTATAGACGCCTCATTCACTGAGTTATATACGCCAGTTACAGCATCTGTTACTGCACCGTCAATAACTGTTGAGCAATTTTTTGACGCTTATAATAATTTATTTTTTCAAATTCCTGCTATGGGACAAGTTAATTCACACCAGTATTTAGTAGAAAGAAGTACTGCTTATTTAGGTGGGGGTGTACTATCAGCAAATGAGCAAGCTTATATTGCTGAAATTAACTCTCTAAGGGAACAATTATTACAAGTTAATCAAAATTATTTAAATCTAACTAATTTAGTGTAATGGATATAGTAGATGTATCATATATTGGTTCTAATGACGATTATCAATCGTATAATGCATCAGACTTAGCATTAATAAACAAGGTTACCATTAATGCTAATTATGGTGGAGCAAATGATTATATTGAATATTTTATAAAAGATCAAAGTGGTATTGTATTAAGTTCAAACTACTATGGTACTCAATATAATATTGGAAGTGTTGTAAATTCTACCAACGGTCAAACATCTCAATTATTTTTAGATCCTGAAACAGATGCTAGAAATGCAGGATATGATAGGGGTATTGTAGATGTCAAATATAATTTTTTTACAAAACAATTACTTTCCGGACCTGATCCTTCTATAAATTTTTGGATTAAACAAATATCTTCTACAAGAACTGAAATTCAAGTTGCAAGACAAGACCTTTCCAACACGGAATTAGCTAATACATTTAATAATTTTAATAATGTACTGGCAGGTGATGCATACTATCCAGATTTTTATTTAAATTTTGGAAATGATGTACAGCTTATAGCTATTAATGCTGTTTATATTGAAGACGTTAATGGCAATGGAACAATTATATTTAAGTTATATGAACCACTACCTTCTCAATTTGATTTAAAATCAACTTTTTGGGTTGTAACTGCCATAGCAGATTCTGCTGAATTTAATGTTTCCATAAATGCCATTCCTGAAACTGTATCAGACAGTCAACGAATTAAAGGTCCTAATTACAAAGTGACAGTAAAGGATAGAATTGGACATACCACACCTTATTATAACTACACAAATTTAATATTAACAGCTCTAACATCTTCGTATCAACAAGTACAATCGATGATGCAAGAACAGGGATTAAGTATTAATGTTGATTATAGCAGCTTTGATAACTTTATACATTTTTCTTCTATAACAAACAGGTTGTATAATTTTACATATAAACAGCAGCTAATTGAATCAGCATCAGCAGGAATAGCAGCCGGACAAACAACTACAGCTGCTCTATTATTACAGCAGCAAATAAATACAATTATAGCAAATTATGATGGGTATGAATATTATTTAACTTTTTCATCTGCATCAACTGCGTGGCCTAAGCAAAATAATACACCACCTTATATTCAATATTCTGTCACATCCTCCCAAGTTACTAATTGGCTAGGTAGTTTAAGTACTACTCCTAACGGTCCCGCTACTATGAGCATGTACTGGTCCTCTTCCTACTATGATGATCAGAACAAAGACTTGTTAATACATGCTACTCCTTCTTACATTAGAGATGATAGTAATAATACACCTTATTTAACGTTCTTGAATATGATTGGCCAAATGTTTGATAATATTTGGATTTATCTAAAGGATGTTACAACTCACTATGCTGCTAATAACAGTCCTTTTGTCGGGGTATCAATGGATATAGTAGCTGATGCTTTAAGGAGCATGGGGATACAGCTTTATACCAATACGAGTATTTCTGATAACCTTTATTATTCCTTGTTAGGTGTAAATCAAACAGGATCTTCTTTACCAGTTACTTCCAGCCTATATTCAACAATAGTGTATGCAAGCAGTAGTTTTTATCCCCTTGCTGGGCAACCTTATTTATCTGCTTCTTTATTACTACCACCTTTTGGTAATGAAAAAATTAACAGATACGTTACTACTTTCGTAACAGGTTCACCAAATGTTACTCAAAGTTTTCAAACTCTACCAAACGATCAGATAACAGGTGAAATCTATAAACGTATTTATCATAACCTACCCTACTTACTTAAATCCAGAGGTACACACAGAGGCTTACAGGCCTTAGTTACAGCTTATGGTATCCCTCCAGATATTTTAAGTGTAAACGAGTATGGTGGTTATAACATTTATACAACTCCTGGTATTCAAGAAATAGCTACAGCAGGTATGATTATTACTGGCAGCTTTCAACAAGTATCAGCTAGTTTATTATCCCCTAATGTAACTTTACAGTATTATAACAATAACCTACAAAGAACATCTATCGATGTTGAAGTAGCATTCTCACCAGCCGATTCTATTAATGCCAACATCACTTCATCAGGATTAATAACCTCATCAACTCAGCCTGGATATTTCAATATTATGCAATATATTGGAGATCCTGCTTTACAATATTCAAGTTCTTATGTTCCATTAGTTACGTTAGGCAATGCTTATTTCAATGCTAATTATACAACTGGATACGATGTTTGGGATTTTATTAGACTGATAAAATATTACAACAACTCTTTGTTTAAGATGTTGAGAGATTTCGTACCTGCTAGAGCTAGTGCTGATACAGGTATTGTTATTAAATCTCACATGCTGGAGAGAAACAAATATTCAAGACACGAACCTACCTATACTACAAGTTCTTACGATGCTGAATACATACTAGTAACTGTCACAGGTTCTAACGGTGGATCTGTGAGTGGATCAACAGCCTATATAGCTAGTATTCCTATTCAATATAACGGAACAGCTTCTATGTATTTCACACAGTCTCTAGGTACTGTATTTGTAAGCTCTTCTAACAACATCCAGCAGTATACAGGAGAGTTTAGTGGAAGCTATATAAAAGCTGATAAGAGTTATTTTAAT